AACATCAACGGCTACGTTGACGATCTTCGCCTGACCAAGGGCATTGGTCGCTACCCCTACAACTTCACGCCCCCCACGGCTGCGTTCCCCAATATCGGCGGCACGGTCACGCTGACGGCTGACCCGAACTTTGAGTACACGACTCTGTTGCTGCCCGGTAACGGCACGAACGGAGCGCAAAACAACACGTTCCTCGATAGCAGTACCAACAACTTCACGATCACCCGCAACGGCAACACGACGCAGGGTACGTTCTCGCCCTTCTCGCAGACGGGGTGGGGGAACTATTTTGATGGGACGGGTGACTATTTAGATTTTCCCACTAGTTCCGCTTTTACAATGGGAACTGGCGATTTCACGATGGAACTTTGGTATTACCCATCGGTTAATTACGTTAGCGGAAACGCGTATCTTTTTGATCTAGGCAGCAATGGCACTAGAGTTCAATTATTTAACAATCAAATTTATTTTTTGCCTGTTGCTGGCTCCGGTGTGACTGGCTCTGCTGGGGTTGGTGTTTTAGCCGGAACTTGGTATCACATTGCTTGCGTTCGCTCTGGTTCAACTATTACCGTTTACCTAAACGGAACGTCCATTGGGTCAGTTTCTAATTCAAGCAATTTAACGGATAACGATTGCAGGATTGGCGAATGGGGCGGCGGCACGGCTGGGCCTTTTAATGGCTATATGTCCAATTTGCGTATTGTCAAAGGCACCGCTGTTTATACGGCCAACTTCACGCCTAGCACCACCCCGCTCACAGCCATCACCAACACCTCGTTGCTGACCTGTCAGAGCAACCGCTTCATCGACAACAGCACCAACGCCTTTGCCATCACCCGCAACGGTGACGTATCGGTGCAGGCTTTCTCCCCATTCAACCCCACGGCTGCTTGGTCTGCCTCGACGAATGGCGGCAGCGGGTATTTCGATGGGAGTGGGGATTACCTGACTGTTGCGGATAACGCCGCGCTACAGATGGGTAGCGGTGATTTTACGATTGAATATTGGTGGTATCCCAACAACATTACTGGCTACCAAAATCCAATAGACAAGGGATACTCGGGGGCTGGCGCGTTCCTTTTGCAAACCGGAAACGGCGACGGAAGGATATTGGTTATTGCGTCTGGCAGCATTGTAATTACATCAAGCACAGCGGTTACGGTTAACGCATGGAACCACATGGCGGTTGTGCGAAGCGGTACTACGCTAACGCTTTACCAAAACGGTGTGTCAGTTGGGTCTGCTACAAATAGCACTAATTTTAATAACACCACCCAATTAGGAATCGGCGCTACTGGCGCGCCGGTTATTGGATCATTCCCGGTTGTCGGATTTTTGTCAGGCGTTCGATTTGTTAAAGGCACGGCTGTTTACTCTGGCTCAACCTACACCGTACCAACCGCACCGCCCACCGCCATCACCAACACATCGCTCCTGCTGAATTACACCAACGCAGGCATCTACGACGCTACGTCCAAGAACGATCTTGAGACGGTCGGCAACGCGCAGATCAGCACGACGCAGAGCAAGTTCGGCGGCTCGTCGATGTATTTTGATGGGACGGGGGATTGGTTGCTGGCTCCAAACAACGCGATATATGACTTTGGAACCGGCGACTTTACGATTGAGTTTTGGGCTAGGTTTGATTCTGTAGGAAGTTTGATTTACTTCATTACGGAAGGCACCGGCATTAATGGCGCACCTAATCTAAAAACGGCTGGCTGGTGCGTGATTTATTCATCGCCAAACTTGCAGTTGCAGCGATATGACGGAAGTACCCAGACTATTTATTCGTTTGCTTGGACTCCTGCCACCGGCACTTGGTACCACGTTGCGATGAGTAGGTATGCGTCTTCGTTACGCTGTTTTATAAACGGCGTCCAGATAGGCTCAACTCAGACAAGTACGGATTCATTTAATCGAATCAATACGACTGATCCGCTTACTATCGGCACAGGTGTCTCGGGCGGTAATCCGGGTGCTAACTACTCTTTCAATGGATATATGCAGGATATTCGTTTGAGCAAAGGCATCGCCCGTTACACCTCTAACTTCACCCCGCCGACCACGGCGTTCCTGACCCTGTAAGGTGACATATGACTTTGTACAGTTTTAAGGGGCATTACCCCGTCGAGCAGATCGACAATAACAAGGGTTGGTACGAGGTTCCCGCCAAGCCGGAAGCGCCGGAAGGTAAGGAAGTCCGGTGGGAAAATGCCGAGTGGGTGGTGCGTGACCCGAAGCCCGAGGATCGTCCCGGTTTCCAATGGAACTGGAACCACGACGCAAAGGATTGGGTGGAGTGTGAGTTTGCGTTTACTGCCCCCGACGTGATCGAACCCGAGCAACCCATCGTGACGGAGCCGACAGCATCGGCAGTGGCAAGCGATGAGTTTGCAATTACGGTAGACGGTCAACCAATTTAACAAGGGGTATTCTGTGCGAATTGCGGTGTATGCGATCAGCAAGAACGAAGCGCATTTTGTTAAGCGGTTTTGCGATTCAGCAAAAGACGCTGATTTAATAATGATTGCCGATACTGGCAGCACGGACGATACGGCAGAAGTAGCCGCTGAATGTGGCGCAATCGTCCACGACATTTGCATTACGCCGTGGAGGTTCGATACCGCACGAAACGCCGCGCTAGCATTGTTGCCGCGTGACATCGACATTTGTATTTCGCTAGACCTTGACGAAGTTTTGGAGCCGGGCTGGCGCGAAGAAATCGAAAGGGTATGGAAATCGGATACAACCCGGTTGCGGTACTTTTTCGATTGGGGCGCGGGGATTAAGTTTCTGTACGAAAAAATCCATGCTCGACATGGGTACTTGTGGCATCACCCGTGCCACGAATACCCGGTACCGGATGGCCGCATAACGGAAGTGTGGGCGCAGACTGACAAACTGTTGGTCACGCATCACCCTGACCCGACAAAAAGCCGGGGACAATATCTCGATTTGTTAGCGGTATCCGTGAAGGAGGACCCGCGCTGTCCGCGCAATGCGTTTTATTACGCGCGCGAACTGACGTTCTACGCCAAGTGGCACGAAGCAATCGCGGCGTTGACCAAGTATCTAGCCATGCCGGAAGCGACATGGCCGAACGAACGATGCTACGCATATCGTCTGTTGGGTAAGTGCTACGCCGAACTAGGCGATTACGGGAACGCAGAGTCTTATTTTCTCCGTGCCTGTAGTGAGGCACCGAACACCCGTGAACCATGGTGTGAACTAGCCATGTTGTACTACAGACAATCGAGGTGGGCAGAGTGCTACGCGGCGTCGGAGCGCGCGCTAGGCATTAAGGACCGCGCCCTGGTTTATACGTGCGACCCGGCGGTATGGGGTGATTGGCCGCATGACCTAGCCGCAATCAGCGCGCACCATCTTGGAATGCGTGACGCAGCGATCCGGCACGGGGAAGCAGCGGTCGAACTGTCGCCGACTAATAAACGATTAGCCGATAACCTTAATTACTATCGGGGGCTAATAAATGGCGATTGACTTAAAACCAACGGCCAGCATGGCCGAAGAAGCGGAACGCGGTTTAGCGTGGCGCGAGGAATTCGGACGGGGTGGAACGGCGGTCGGCGTGGCCCGTGCGCGCGACATTTCAAACCGTGTTAATCTATCGCCGGAAACTGTCCGCAGGATGGTTTCGTACTTTGCTCGACACGAAGTCGACAAACAGGGCGAAGGCTGGTCACCGGGTGAGGATGGATACCCGTCTGCCGGTCGAATTGCATGGGCTTTGTGGGGCGGCGATCCGGGCCGCGCGTGGGCAAATGAAAAGGACCGGCTATTAGATGCCGAGGAAAGCGAGGGCCGAAACATGAGCAAACAAGAACGGCACATTATTAGCGTGGTCGAAGGCGAGGAAGAAATCGTCGTCACGTTCGCTAAAGATATGCACGAAGCGGAAGAATCCGAAGACGTCGAAGACGCCGAAGAAGCGGTCGAAATGGACGTTGAGGATTCGCCAGAAATGGAAATGTCGGCGGAGCGACCGCTAGACGCGAGCGGTAAAGAGCCGTGGGAAGAAGGTTACAGCGGTCCGGCTAGCCGTAAGGGGCCGGACAAGCGCGTGTTTCGCAGCGCGGTATTTGAGCGCGAAAGCGTACAGGATGCGGACCGCCGGGTAAGTCTGGCGTTCAGCAGTGAAGCGGAAGTCGAGCGAGGATTTGGCGTCGAGGTTCTCGACCACTCGCCGGGTTCTATCGACTCAACTTTTATCGGCAGTGGCCGCGCGCCGTTGCTGGTTGACCACGACCCCGCTGACCAAGTGGGCGTTGTGGAAATGGTTTCTTTGGGGTCGGATCGTGTAGCGCGAGCCGTCGTTCGCTTTGGGAAAAGCAAACGAGCCGAAGAAATTTGGCAGGACGTGAAAGACGGAATACGTGGGAACGTGTCTGTTGGATACGTCATTAACGAGATGGTATCGGATGGGAAGCGGGATGGCCGGGAGGTTTACCGCGCAACCAGTTGGTCACCACTCGAAATTAGTATCGTGTCCATTCCGGCAGATACTAGCGTCGGCGTAGGCCGAAGCATGGCGGAAACGCCGAACCCGGAAGTTATTTCACATTCACCGAAGGTACAAATTATGAGCGAAGTTAATAACGAAGCCGTCCGCGATGACGGCATGAAGGCGGAGCGCAGCCGCGTTTCGTCAATCATGGACCTTGCCGCGCGCCACAATCAGCGCGACCTTGGCGAGTCTGCCGTGCGTGAGGGTGCCACCATCGAGCAATTCCGTGGTGCGCTTTTGGACAAGGTGGCCCAGAAGCCGCTTAACGTCGATGTCGAAATCGGTCTGTCCGACCGTGAGGCGCGTTCGTTCTCGTTCGTGAAGGCCATTCGCGCCTTGTCGAACCCGCAGGACCGCCGCGCGCAGGAAGATGCGCGTTTCGAGTTTGAGGTGTCCGAGAGTGCCGCCAAGAAGGAAGGCCGCGATTCGCGCGGTATCACCGTTCCTGTTGACGTATTGAAGCGCGACCTTACAACGTCGATTGCTACGGGTACGTCGAAGGCCGGTAACCTTGTTGCTACGGACCTGTTGGCTGGTTCGTTCATCGACGTGTTGCGTAACAAGATGGTCCTTAACACGTTGGGTGCTACGTTCCTGACGGGCTTGCAGGGCAACGTCGCCATTCCGCGTAAGTCGTCCAGCGCAACGTCCTATTGGGTTGGCGAGAACAGCGCGCCGACCGAGGGCAACTTGACGTTTGATCAAGTCACGATGTCGCCGAAGACGCTTGCCGCGTATGTCGACTACAGCCGTCGCTTGATGTTGCAGTCGTCGCTTGACGTTGAAACGATGGTCCGAAATGACCTTGCCGCTTCTATCGCCGTGGCGATGGACAGCGCGGCCATTTCTGGCAGCGGTTCAAACCGTCCGACTGGCATTCTCAACACGTCCGGCATTGGTTCCGTGACTCTTGGCACCAACGGCGGCGCGCCGACGTGGGCCATGGTGACGGGCCTTGTTAAGGAAGTGGAAATCGACAACGCGCTGAACGGCGCGGCGGCGTTCCTGACCAACGGTCAGGTTAAGGCCAAGTTGGCGTCCACTCCGAAGCAGTCGTCTGGCGTCGAGGGCAACTTCCTGTTGGGACCGGATGTTAATAGCATCTATGGTTACCCGCTGGTCGTGTCGCAGCAGATGCCGGGTAACTTGTCGAAGGGTTCAGCGTCCGGCACGTTGTCGGCGATGATCTTCGGCGTGTGGTCGGACCTGTTGATCGGTCAGTGGTCAGGTATTGACCTGATGGCCGACCCGTACACCGGA